GATGCTACACTTTGTGCTTCGGCATTCTTCATATCGTGACCTTCCTCGACTTGGTTGTCCTCATCGTGAAGTTCAACATTGTCTGTATTAGACATATTATGACTCCTTATTGGTTTGATTTGAGCAACGAGAGGAAATTTTTATACTCACGAACCTGCGTCTCATAAAGATGCTTTCTCGGAGCGACTTTAATTTCAGTCTCCATTTTTTCAATTACTTGAGCTTCTATAACGCCGTTATTCCAAACCCAATCTACGCCTTCCATTATGCCATTGACAAATGCTGCAGGTGCAGATGGATCTTGTACGATATCGACTGTATTTAAAATAAAATCGTCACGCACATAGTTAACGCCACTTCTAGTCTCAAGACTACCCATACCACGAGTTGACACTCCTAGTTGAACGCCACCTTCAAGTAGACCTTTTACAATCTGACCCATAGGAGTATCCAAAATTTGTGCCTTTCCAATCACATCATTACCATTCCATTCCAGTTTGGTAATGAGATGTGAAACTTTATCAAGATTGACAGTCGGACCTTCCGGATGATTTAACTCACCGACTGATCTCTTCTGTGCCACTTGTTCGGTAACGTACTTATCCACAGCACTTTCCATAATCTGCTTTGGATAAACACGACCGTTTCTATTCTTTTGTTCTGCTTGGGCAAATACACCTTCGATAGCAAACGATTTTGGTTTACCATCTTTTGCTTCTGTGATGACCGACTCAATAGCCTGATCGATGTATTCTGCCATTAATTTCATTTACATTTCCTTAGCAAATGTTGCACCCATCTTCTCGGCTTCTGCTTGAGAACGATAGGTATCTAATTTGTCACCGTCAATATAAACGGAGAACCCTTTCTTGTCTTTATGAATCATAACAGTATGCTTGTTGATCTTCTTGGAAAACACATGGTCTCCCACAGGCATCGATTTTGCTTCTCTTATGTTCTTAAAAGATTTCATAGTTTTATTTATACAATTTTAATCTTCAACTGGTTCTTCAGCTTTGTCATAAATTTGACCTGCAATTCGTGCTTTGGCTTGATCAAGAGTGTCTTGCAAACGATCACTTACCATGTCATTGAACTGTTTACCTGCTGTGGTAAAATCTTTCTTATCAATAGCATCAAGAAAATCGTTGATATCATTCTTTTCTAAATCAACATCATCACCAGTAACAGTACCCATATCGCCTACCGGACCTAAATCCACTTCATCAAATGTTTCAGTATCTACTTCACTCATATTTTATTTCCTTGGTGTAAAATTCCAACTATTAGGTATTTGTTTGATCATATGTACCATACCGTTTTGACGATCTTCCAAAACCTCTACTTTGCCCATTGCTTCAAAAAGCAATTCTTCATTGCCCCTTCTTTCCTTTGCCAGCAAAAGTTCTAAGGACTTAATCTTACTTTTCAATTGTAAAATTTCATCTTCTAATTTCATTTATATCCTTGCAATGTATTGCGTTTTATTTAGACTCTTCTTAAGTTTCAAACCAGTAGTGCCAGGATTCTGATGATCCGCTATCGCTTCGTTCCAAACGGCATCTGCTATAGATGCGATGTCTGCGTTAGATATAGTAACCGACTCGGGACTAATAGTAACCACATCAATCAAGTTTGATCGTGTTAATGATATAGTAACATTTGATTCCGGTATAACAGGATTACCACCTGTTTCTCGTGTGTATATATTACCTTCAATGGTTAAAACATAACCTGCGCCTGACGGCCAAGGTACAATTCTCCATCCATTTTCTAAGAAGAATGTAGCACCCAAGTCTCTGGTATCTGTAATAGGATCACCACCAACCACGCTGATAGCTTGAAGAGCAGCACTAGGATGAGGATATTCTGGCGAACCAAGTATCCATTCTTTCCATGCAGAGTATATGTCGATAGTTACATTTACTTCTGTAACACCTTCTGCAACATAAATTAAACGATTCCAAGCATCGAATGATACCTTCTGATTGGGATACCCGAGAACAGGATCCCAATTCCAGTTGTTACCGTATTGATGGTGAATAAATGCCATTACTGATTAAGTTCTTTCCACACAACGTTGAATGTTATATACGTTCGATCCGGTGCCGATGGTTGTGATCCACCAGGCTGGAACCCAAGATCATCTCCACCAATTGGATTGTACATAAATGTCCAAACTGGCGCGGGTGGTGGTTCACCTTCTACATTACCTTCATTCACTAAATCGAATGCTGGAGTTGCCCATCCAGACGAACTAACTGCGTTCAAAGAAGTCTTATAATCTAACGGATAATTGTTAACGCCCACTGTGTTAATAGAAGTTAATGTTGTACTCAACAATGTTGATCCAGTACTATTTTTAACTGTGAATGCAGTACCACCCGCAAGACCTGTGTCTAACAGAGCATTGTTTCTACCTTCAAGATATATTCGACCATTATCAGAATCATAATCAAGAACAAGTGCAGTTCCCGCGCCTGCAACTTGTGCGCTGTCTTGATTGCTCGGGGAAAGAATGTTAATTCCTACCGGAACAGTAGAGGGTGTGAAGTTTATGATTCGTGTATTACGATCATTTTCGAGTAATGATAACCCACCCGCATCGCTATCATACAACCAAGCATCGTTACTTGACAAGAAAGACATATAGAATGCTTTGTTCAGTAATGTTGCTGGACCATCTGTTCCCGCATCAACAATATCTTTAAGTTCGATTCGATCTTTTTCTTCGAAGTAATGAATGTTACCGCCTCGTTCGGGATCTGGTCCAACTTCGATTTCTACACGAGGAATACCTCTGTTGTAACGATCTACATTACCAGTGATATTAGTTAGCGGTTGTTTACGTTTTGAAAGACCTACTTCTGTATTGGGTCTTACCGCACCATATTGAATATTGTCGAACAACCTTTCAAGATCTATCTCGGACACACCGTTTCGTATAGGCACTCGAAGAATTTCTGGTCCGTGACCAATGTGCTGCGCTTTGGCGTTGTATACAGCACGAATGCCATCAACCGAAGTAGCCGCATCGCCGTCTCGTTCTATTGTGCTATAACTGGGATTTTCCCATTTTTCTCCTCGAAGAATGCACTTCAAGAATACTCGAAGTTCACCATCAGGAAAAGTCCCATCTTGGTTAAAACAATTAAGACGAATAGTTTCAGGTGCATATAACGAATGATTGAACTGTCCAGCGGCAGGAGAACCAGCAGGATATACACTGATAGGGCGCATTGAGGTTAAGTAATAAGCACCCTGCGTATATGGAACACCCGCAGTAGTTACTTTATTATCGAACACGAACGTTTCGTCGAAAGATCCTGCCTTTCCCAATTCTTGAACAGGGTCAGTTTGAGCATCAGTCCAAACACCACCACCCAGTGCATAAAAATAATCAGCAGTATCTTCGGTTGGAGCAGACAATCTCTTGGTTGCCCAACAGACAGGTCTTGCGCTTAATCCGATAGCATTTGTTTGCCATCCAATGTCAGTTCGATTACTCATATCCATTTCGTGACAGATAATTCGTTCACCGTTGATGATAATACCCCAACGAATAGAACCTCCCGCCAAAACTTGATAATCGTAGAAATATTGGTTTGCCGTTGTGACATCAAGTGTCACACCTGATCTGTTGCTGTTGCCACCAGCACCATCCAGACGATCTCCGTTCCAATTTGCCTGTGATATGACTGTTTCGGTTTGAACACCGTCAAAGGTTCTACGGTGTACGACAGAAAGACCTGACCCAGTAAGACGGAACATAAATCCATCGGTTGCATCAAATGGTCCCCAGTTTCTCACACAGGTTGCTTTACCAGTATCAGGAACCACAGTACCCATAATAACGAAGACGCCAGAACCATATGATAATGGGTGATAGAGATGCGAAGTGTTTGTTGCAAGGTCTCCAGAAGCGCCATTGCCAAGATTGCCTTCTAAACCAAGACGTATCCATTTCTTACCTGGATCCCAAACTGCTGTGCCAGAACCTAAAAGAGAGTTAGCAAATTGATCAGGCATTGCGCTAACATCAAAATTGTATCTGGCAAGAACTTTAGAGTTAGCAATACGCAACTGACCATATGCCGCAAGTTCTGGTTGTCCTTCCGAAAACCTAATGTTTGCCGCGCCGAAACGATCAATTTCTAATCCATACTCTGGATTGTCGTATCCCATAAGGTGTGTTGTAGGAACATAAACATCGTATGCAACTCCTACTTTGCAGATGGGAGTACCGTTATAAGAAATTACTGCAAGCGCTTCGGGTACTGCATTTTCAAATTTAGCAGATGCGTTGTAGTGAACCGCAAGAATACCTGTACCATCACCTTTATCATAAACACCGTGAACGTGAACATCACCACCTAAAAATCCAGAAATGTCATATCGTTTACCAACATTCCAAACGTGATCGGTATCTCCACCTTGTGCATCTAATTTTTGAACAAATTCGATCTCGGCAGTATGGACCATGTACAAACGGTCACCCGTACTCTCCGGTGGTATCCTAGTATATCTCTTTTCGCCTGCCATTTAATTCCCCGTTATTATACGTCTAAATCTACGTACAATTTTGATAATTCTGTACGAAGTGTATTATAATGTCTCATAACTTTCATGGGTTCAATGCCCTCAATTCCCATGGGGATAACAGCATTAATAAACTCTTCAAAGTATGCGACAGCTTCGTCTAATTTAATTTTATCTTCTTGTTGACTCATAATATATCCTCATGATTAGTAATCGGGTGGGGAATTAATTCCCCACCCTATACTATTATATAGTTAAGTTATTATACTGGGTCGCTGAAGTTTCGTTCCAACGGAGCAACAAGTGAGATTGTCGCGCCAGTAGCTTCAATGGCAGTTACCTGCGATTTCACATACTGTCCAGTGTTTAACCCAATTGCAACTGCAACAACGTCAACATCTGTACCAATGGTTCTACCTCCGGTCTGATCTGCATCATATGCATATGCAAATGAGTATGTGCTACCAGCACCAGACACAGTTTCATCAGGAACATTGTTGCTGATTGAAGTACCCACCTCAGCGTTTGCTGCATTTTTTACTTGAAGTGCATCATTTTCACCGAACGTTTCCCCATTAGGAGTCGCACTGTAGTATACATAGAATACAGCATCACCATCAGTCGCAAGGTTAGAGTTAAAGTTAATGTTAACTGTAACAACACGAGGATAAGCAAGAGATGTACCACCAGCATAATCTGCATTAGAAGCTTCGTTAAACTGTACTTGGTTCTGGTCAATAGATGCGAGAGAGTCAATAAATACGCCTGGTTTTGTAACCAAAGTATCACCAACAAATTCTACAAGCAGTTCAGCAATAGCACCGTTTCGTACAGAAGCACCCGTAGCACCTTCGTTCAACAGACCATCTCGACGCAATGCCCACTGAGCAAACTCATATACATTTTCTACAGTGGTGTTGTTATTACTATCTACGTAAGGAGTGCCTGCATTAGCATGGGCATCGTTAGCATCGATAATAACATCAAACGCATATTTTACGTTAGAGATTTCTCTTTCGCCTTCGTATGCTACTAAAGTCGCGGGCCCGACTGCGGTGTTGCTTGCAAAGGCTGCCACACCAGCAGCATCGATGTCACCACCTACGGTTACTTTAAACCAATCGCCAGCAGTGTCTTTGTAGACTTCGCCTGCCACCAAAGTGCCAGCAGTAACAAAACCTTTAATGTCATAAGGCACACCCGCCGAAAATTCCAAATACTCAATCTGAATATCATCGAATGGATTTACATCAGCCGGTACAGCACCGTTAGAATCGATGTCAGTATCAGCAGTGGTTGTGATCTTAATGTCAGAAGCGTTTGTGACAGGGAAACGATATACAATGTAAGTCATTGTCGTTACACCGATGTCTGCCAAACTTGCGTCTGCATAAGTTTTACCACGTTCTCTAACATAAACGTTAAAGGTAGATCTACGATCAGCTGTGATAGTACAACCAGCAGAAGTTGTTTCAGTTGAAAGAGTTTGTTCAATAGTCGTAAGACTAGTTGCGGTTGCATCACCGTCTACAAGATACGTTCCATCGTTGGTTGGTGAACCAGCAATCACAATTGTATCCCCATCTTTAAACACACTTAAATCAGTGGTTGTAGATGAGATGGTATCAGGAGCAGTAAACGCAATATCTGTTACTAGATTATTACCAGAAGAGGTAGTATTTGCACGAGACAGAATCGCTACTGCTTGGTTAGCAGGACCGGTGTATACTGCGTTTCGTACTGTAGCAACCGTTGAAGGAGACTGCACATAGTATGGTTGATCCACTTGGTCAACAAACGTACCCAAGGTAATGAAACCTGAGTAAATTTCTTTTACATATGTATTAGCAGTATCTTTAACAGTCCAACCAGCAGTTCTTAACAGATTTGAAGAAGTTACTGTGAAAGGAGCCGTGATTGTAGTGCTTTCAGTGGCGTTAGTGAAAGGCGTACCAGAAACCGTAACAGTAGTTTTCGTAGAAGCAGTAACAGTGCCAGAAATACCAGCATTACTAGAACCAGTAATGGTGATTGTATCACCTACTTCAAATTTACGAAAGTCTACAGTAGTATCCGCAGTAGTAATAAGATTTTGATCCGTAATTACTACAGCAGCCACTTCTTTAGTTTTCTGAGAGATAGATTGAGTATCATCTAAATACCACCCGTTTGAAAATTCGAACTGTTCGTTCGTAATAGACAACATTGGGAAGTCGAACTTAGTGATAGACTCAACGTTTTTCCATAAGTATTTAAGAAATGAATATAATGCCTGACCTGTAATACCAGATCCTGCAAATTCAAAATTATTTCCAACTGCTGCTTGAAAATATATTTTCTTATTATTTGCGTCAACTACAATTTCACCACCGGTGCCACTGTTAGTTTCGTATTGCCCAGTAGGGCTTTCTGTTACTTGATCCGCTAAACTATCATTAGTCGTATTACTTCTTGGTGATAGCGCATCCAGATCATTAAACAGTAGGGTTGCATCTAAATTAGAAAGTGCCATTATTAGTCCTTTAAGTTTATGATTAGATTAATTTACATCACCAAAAGTTTAATTCAATTACGTTTATTTATAACAAAAACAATGTTAAAACATTATTCGTCAAAATAATTTCTATCGATCTGTTGACTGATAGGAATAGAAATGTTTTCATCATCTAAGACTATCGCCTGAGCAACTGGTCGCCCAAGTGATAGAATAATATAATTTAAGTTTAATACTCTCACATATACTGAAACAGGAGTCGAAACTGGATAATTATATGTAAATGTGTTATCATCAGTACTTCCACTAATTGTGACAGTACCTACAACAGAAGTTGTTGAAGTACCTGTGCCGCCAGTCATATCCTCAACACCGGCAATAACACTATCGTCCGCATAATCGTGTATTCGAATTTCAGTACCATCCTTTAATCCAGTCAATACAAAAGATGCTGTCAAAGGTGGTGTTCTGACTACATTATTCGCATCAAGCAGTTCGATATTATTAGCGTCAGCGGAAGGAATATTATTTAACCACACCCCCCTTGCACCAAAGAATTTACCACCCGCGAATGTTCCAAACGGAGACTGTTTGGTGTCTGTATATGTTCCCGCAGTCTCGTTCGCATTACGATATTCAAATCCATCATCACCATCTACTGTTGCTGAGAAATCAAATGATGTAATATATTTGAGACGTTCGTAAACTTCAGTTAAAGGTCTATTTGCACAATCAACTATAACATTATAGGGTTGATTACCCGCGCCGTCACCAATATCTTGTGAGGTTGACCCAAAGGTTGTTGTTACGTTTGTATATCCAGCCACCGTACCAGAAGCGGTTTCATTATTCAAATCTGGTAAAGTTGAAAGTGCGACAATATTCTGCCCACCATTGGATAGGTCAGAAAAGAAGTGATCGTATAGATCACCATATTCTCTTGCAAACAACCAAACCCCACCATTGACATTAGTTGCTGTATCGTCGGTTGACTGAATGAATGTTCCGTCTTCAACTTTCACAAGCACATTGATATTTCCATCGGGCCACCAAGAAGTCAAAGCAGCATCAGATGCTTCTACACCTTGAACAATATAAATGCTTGTTCCTGCTTCCTGTGTACCAATTGTTTTAACGTTAGACCACAATAGATTATTAGCAGTATCAGTAAATGAACCTTCATAGATATATTTGTAATCAATATCTTTCGCACCAAAAGTAAAACCATTGATGAAATTATATTGATTGTTTGTAATTGATTCTAACGGTACTGAAAACTCCATGAAAGCCGTAGCAGCAAAAGTATTCATTACAAATTCATATAGGTTTTGTGCAGTATCGAGTGTAGTATAATCTGTATGGACAACACTACCAGACCCACCCGATACTGTTATCGTGGAGGCAGTCGTATTGATTGTATATGTTTGATTAAGTGTAGGTACCGCTACTTGCTGTCTGTCGTTTACAAGTGTTACCAACTGTGATACTGAACTTGTTGAAGTACCCAAAGTTGTTTCAAATGGTTTGTCGCCAAATCTTCGTACTCTTAGCGTAGTGTTGTTTGAACCAACATAATCCTGTTGTGGAATATTACCACTCGCATCAGTAGTACCATTAAAGATGGTGATAACACCATCATTCAACCAAACAAATGCGCCAGATACATTAACCCCATCTTCATCTTTCACGTTAACATCAATAGTTTTCGGTGCATTTCGAACAGTAACAGTGCCACTGTAGTTTGCCCCAAATCGAATACTTGGAACAGTAGTACCTATAGGAATATTCAATATTAAATCTGTTGTTGAGGTAGCACTTGGATTGATGTAAAGAGTTGCGTTGACGTTGGTGCCCGTAGTAAAATCACCAAGAGATCCGGCAAGATATCCTGAAGAAGTATGGTTCCAAGTATACTCCGAAGGAACTGTTCCTGTTAATTCAACCGCATTGTTTGATCCGTCGCTCATGAATTCACAATCAACGATTTGTGTAAGTGCTGTAAGAGTAAGTGAGCTTGCGGAAGTTGATTCATCAAACGTACAGCCGGTAAATGTTGCTCCACCTCCAGTTGTTAATCCACAATTAATGAATGTGCATGATTCGACGCTTTGGCTTGAACCAAATGTTGGCACTGCTTGAATCAATACATTAGTATCACAAATCAAAGTATTAACGGCAGACATGTCGAAATCAAAAGTCTGAGCACCATTACCTTTAAAGAGAGAGTTTGTTGCATCAAATGTAGCACCAGATCCTGTTGCAATAATTTTATAAAGGTCAGTTGCGGCCAATCTCTGATCATCGAAAATGATTGCTTCGTTTGCAACTGTGCAATATGTTGCCGTAGCACCAGAACCTATTGTAACGGCACCAAATATAAAAGTAGTATCACGAACAGTTTGAACTACACCATAATAAAGACCTGCGGATGCATCTGCACTGGCGATGGTTTCAAACGTAATAGGATCACCAGAAGTTCCTCCTGTACAAGTGTATCCGTCACCTCGCCACAGAACATCAGCAAAAGTATTGATTACGTTCCGAGGCTGGGAAACACGATTAAATTCATAACCGATCGAGGTTGTTGTCGTAGGAACTGTACCAGAATCCGGTGTCGCATCTAAATCAACGAGCACATAGAACCAACCACCTCGATATCTTGGTACACCAGAGCCAGAGTTTGTTCCCCCTGGTCCATCAAACAAAATGTAAGTTGCAGTTCCACCATTCAATTCGAAATCAATAAAGTCTAAGTCGGGAACGGCCGTGAACTGAAACCAACCACGAACATGATTTCCGGCAGACGTAAAACTTGTAGTAACGGATAGGGTTGCACCATTCGCTCGAAGTGTTTCACTAATTGAGCCATTTTCATCGATAGTCACATCTGGTTCAGCAGAACCTCCTGACCAGTTTGTAGTAGCATCTGCTGTATCGATGATTGTTGGAGTATTTGTGAGAGTAGGTACAGCCATTAGTTATACTCGTATGTAGCCCTGTCATTCCAAACTTTATCAAACTCTGCTGAGTTTTCTGCCCAAATAATTTCGAGATCTCCGTCAACAAATTCTTTTATTCTTTTAATTCTCCATATAGCATCAGACTTACTTGTGCCAGGCACTGCTTCACCTACGTAGGTAAATGAATTAGTCGCGTCTTCGTCTACTAGTTTATCGTATTGCACTTCTAAGTCTGCCTTTAGTCTATCAAGAATACTCAGAAAAGACTGAGCGACAAATTTCTTTTTCAATGGGTCGTATATAAGAACTGCATCGTCTACTAGACTTGTTATTGCCGCCTTGTCTACGTCTGCATTATCCACAATTTTATATGAACCACCACCGCCAAGAGATGATAATGATTTCTGAACATTAGCAAGAGTGCGTTCAACATTCTTGTTTACGGTGCTGGTGTTCTCAGTGAGTTTAGTGTTAAATTGTGCTAGAGCGTCTTCGAATCGTTCTCTATAATCGGGAGCGTCTTTTCCATCTTGTCCTGCTGGACCAGTCGCACCAACATCTCCTTTTTCGCCTCTACTACCTCTTTCGCCTTTCGGACCAATTTCTCCACGCTCTCCGGTAGGACCTCTATCTCCCTTATCACCTTTGACTCCTTTATCGCCTTTTGCACCAATTTTTCCAGGCCTACCTGCGATACCTGTATTGCCCTTTTCGCCCTTTAACCCTCTAGGACCTATTTCTCCTCTTGGTCCATCCTTGCCAGGAGCGCCATCAAGACCTTGAATTCCCTGTTCACCTTTTTCACCGCCTGAAGGACCGATTGGTCCCTGAGGTCCTGGTGGTCCTCCTGCTGGTCCTCGTTCACCAATATCTCCTTTGTCACCCTTTTCTCCTTTAAGAGTTTGCACTTGTTCAATCATATCTATAATACGATTTTCTAAGTCTCCTATCTGTTTTTGTGTATGTGCTATACCAAAAGCAGCGGTTACAACGGGATTAATTTTGCTCATTCAACTTGCTCATAAACCTAGTCATTTCTTCCATCAACTCATCTTCACCTGTAGGTATATATGCTTCTTTCTTTTCCTTTTTCTTCTTAGCGTCTTCTGCATCTTTCTGACGCTCAGTTTCACTCTTAGGCTCTACCACCCGCACTGGTGTAGGTTCAGGAGGCGCGTTCTGTGCTTCTCTTTCAGCAGCAGCTTCTTCTTCAGGATCTGGAATATCACCAGCAGAAATCTCTTTGTCAATATCTTTTTGCATTTTTTCAATGTCATCATCAGAAAACATAAGAACGTTTCGCATGACCCAATCTTTACTGAAGTATTCACCCACATACTGAGTGACTTCGTTCATTAGACCAATACGACTCTGAAGAATTTCTTGATCTTTTAACTCAGAGAAATGATTGTCTTTGATATAGTCAACGTAGATATCATCTTTCCATTCTTCCCAATCTTGAGCAGTGATGATACCTTTAAGGATCAACTGCTTCTTGAGAATGCCTAGAAATACACCTCCAAACCTACGACGAAGCCTGTCAATAAACTTCTGAAACTTTACTTCGTCTCGTGAGATTTCTGTTGAACGACCCAAAGAAAACTGGGCCTCTTGTTCCAGCCTATTGACAGGTACATTCAAACTACGATATAATCTCTTTTGAAAATAAATGATATCATCGATTTGACCCAGATTGTCGCCACCAGGAAGTGTAGAAATTTCTGTACCACGACCGTTTTCTCGTCTAGGTAACCAGAAGTCTTCAAGCATAGACATATGCTTTCGATCATCTTTGATCTGCCCAGTAGACGCATCATAGACTAGTTTGTTACGATACTTAGTCATGATATCTTTCATGTATTGATCGGCCTTACCACGAGGTAAGTTACCAACATCAATATAAAAGATACGTCTTTCGGGTGCTCGTGCTAAACGATAGATGACCAACGAGTCTTCCATCATACGCAATTGATTAATAGGTTTTAATGCTTTATGTAAGTGTGATACAACTTTCTTTTTAGTCTCATCTAGCAAGCCAGAAGTCACATAGCTAATCGCATCAGTAGACATCTTAACACCTTGAACGGTGTTGCTTCCTGGCTTCTCTTCATAGATGTAGTATTCTTCAATATTATCTACGATTTTAACGCCAGTCTTAGGATCTTTTTTGTACTTGACTTCACGAACCTTACGGATCTTAGCTGAGTCAATGTGTCGTATCTCTTGAATACCCGCTTTAGTGTTAGCCTCGTTGACTAGAAGATGATGAACAATTCGCCCATCAATATACCACGATCTAAAAATATCATGGCCTAAATCGTTAAACTTAATAAGTGAAATAATATTATCAAACTCTTCTTGAATCTGATCTTTAATTTTCTTAGGTGCTTCGATCTCATCTAATTTCAATTCTACCGAAGATTCTAACTCTGAAGCAACGATAGATTCACTAACAATTTCATCAATAGCCATATCTACTTCAGGATTCATAGCAACACCACGATAACGCATTATAAGTTGTGCATTATCTTTGGATTGATCACCATCCATATTAATATACTGACCATATGCGCCAGCACCAGTACTAATGTAACCAGCGGCGTCATCGTCAGTAGGAGGAACAATAGAAGGAAGCATTTTGCTCTCGACTTTCTTTGTTCGTTTCAGTTCAAATCCAAATAATTTCAGAAATGCGTTATCGTTGTCTGCCATACTTTTTCCTAATAATAATAACAAGGGTGCCCGCAGACACCCTGTTATTTAGTCTACTATTAACTAGTAGTATTTGACTCCCAATACTGGTAAGTAAACGATACTTCGAACGTTTCAACTTCACCACCATTGTCATACGTTAATGCAATATCACCAACAGATGTGGGAAAAGCACCACGTATGTTATAACGTTTGATTACAGACTCATCACGATCCAATTGATCAATGATAAGATCCGTTTGATAATCAACAGGATTGGTGATACCGGTGTTGGCTGAGTGACCGTTAATGCCATTCATCCAACGTTCCATAGAATCACGAACCTCAAAACCGGTATCATTTAAGATAGTGACGGTCCATGGTTCGAAGGTTCTATCACCCGCGACATTCAGAATTCTGCCTCTGAATGGTACCGGTAATGCCTCAACTGTTGAAGCGGGTAACTGCGCTGCACGACACATGAAAGATGTTAATTCAACATCTCCAGCGGCATACGCAGGAAAGTTAATGGTTGCTTTGAACAGATTTGGTCTAGCACCACCACCTCGCAGTTTTGATTTAAAGTCATCGACTCCTAAAATTGCCATTTGTTATTTCTCCTTGTGGTCTTAAGCCAAACCTACCACTTCATCAAAGTCAACACCTGTACGAACTGCTACGAAACTCAAGGTTACGTAGTTGATAGAACGTGCTGGTTTAACATAGATGTCAGCGACAAATTGGTTGTTATCAATCACTTGCCCAGTATTGTTTGTTTCATCACAAACAACTCTGAAATCAGTGATCCCTCGTCTGCCTTTAATCTCTCTTAAGAAAGGTTCAACGATGTTAACGAACTCTGCTCTGGTAAACTCATCATTGAATTCAAACATTACGTTTTGAGCAGCAGATTTGATTGCACGTTCCATGACTAAAAACAGTCTACGAACATTGATACGATCAAACGCTGAAGGACGACCTAGTTTAGTCTTATCTCCAAAGAGTAATACGCCTTGACCAGGCAGATTTACAACAGGGTTAATACCCGCTTTGTATAAACTGTCTCGTTGTGATTTGGTTGCATTATACGCAAGTGAAGATACTCCGAAGTATTGACCACGACGATTACCCGCAGGTGAATACCAAGGTGCAGCATTACCATCTGTTGCAGCCATCAGACCAGCCGTAGAACTAGCAGCCGGAATGAAAACATACTCATCACTATACTTATCATAAACTTTCAAGAAGTTGTTGTCCATTATCAAGTATGATGATGAGGGTAACGTCTTAGCAAAAGTAGTGGTATTGGTTACAATAGTCTGTGGATTTTGTACATTGACAACATGTTCTCTTGCAGGAGATGCTACAACAACACAATCTTTACGTAGACCTCTAGCCGTACTTTCTAGATCAACAATTATATCTTTCTGATCTGCTTCGCTACCCAAACTAGGTGCGATTAGAAAATCTACTTGAATGGTATCTACGTCTTCATACTGATCAAATCCAACCAGATATTCATCTTTAGATAATCCACCAGAGGCTTGATTGCCACCATTAAATGATTGAGTACGAACATCTTGGTCTGTAACAGTATCGTTTGCAAAACTTGCAGATAATACGTTGGTAGGTTTACCGGAACTGTCGATTGCAGAAGCCCAGATAAATGCTGATTTAGAATTCAACACATCTAGTGCGAAATTACTTGAACCATCTGGAGTTTTTGCATCGGTTGCTAACGAAAGGAAAGGCCATGTTTCTAAAACTGTTCCAGGCGTACCTGAAAATTTACCGCCCTCATCAAGTACGACAACATGAATTTCATCATGTGCAGTTGCACTGTCTGCGCTTCGTGCAGATACGTGAGAAGAGGTGCCAGGAGCATCGTCAAAGAATGATTTATAAGCCCATGCATTGAATGCACTATCTTGCCCATCTACAGCAACAGAAGTACCACCATCTGCAATAATACCTGACCAAGGGCAGATAGAGATTGCTAAGGAATTCCCAACTTCACCTGGATATTTGGCAACAAGACGGTTACTTCCGCTTGTCATAAATCCAGATTTTTGAGAGTTCCAACTAGATAGACCTTCTACTACTGGTGAATTGCCTACAGAAGATGCAGAGTCAACAGCATTTTTTGCTGCTGCGTCTAATCCACGAGTGACATATAATGAACCAGAGTATTTTAGAAAGCTGGAAGCTGATAGAAAATCGACGTTGCTGCTGTCAATTACGAGTGAAGGGGATCCAAAGTTTGAAACCAATTCTGCTTCGTTTCCGATTAGAATAGGTTGATTGGTTGGGCCCCAATTGAAATCGCCAACAATTGCACCAGTAGAAGAAGTAACCGCAGGCACAATACCTGATAAGTCAACTTCTCTGATTGTGACTGCTGGAGACTCTGATGGTGAAAATGCCATAGTCGTGTCCTTTTTTCGTTAACATGAATAAGAGTTACATAATACGGTAAATATCTCAATGCTTTTATTTATGTATTATGAATTCTTAACATATTGACTGACTAAGACTATTTGATGGCCCTGCTCTACCTGAGTCATTGCAGGCAATGCTTCTGGTGTGTAACTCAGACTAGCACCAATATCTAATTTTGGAGTACTAGGAACCACTGTACTACGATGCATACTATCACCAATGATTTCATGATCCTTAGTTAATCGTGGTAGATCATAATGTTTATCCGTCAATAACATATGACCGCCAACTAGATCCTCTGATTTTTCAAGCATCGTAATAATTGTTCTGGGTGATTGTGGTCTATGACTTTTTATCCACGACCATTTATCAAGTCTTAAAAAGTGATGTGATTTATTTTTTAAACGGTATTTTTTCTGAACCCAAGCGTCTAGTCTTACACATACATTTTCATTTTCAACTTCTCGTTTTTCAACATAAAACAATTCGTGTTCTTGTTGTATAATTCTAACGGGAAATCTGTTGTAAATATTTAAAATAGATTCTATATCGGTATTCTTCAATGGATAAATTATCTGAAAATTCTGCATTACCATTCCGACTCAAAGGGTATTGACCAACCTTTATCTTTCATCTCTTCTTGTGATTCTAATAGATCTATCAGGTCACTGCCATCATCGTGAAAACCAAACGGCACAAGATCATCATCAATCTCTTGCATTTTCTGATTAAATAACATCTCTTTCATATTGATATCTGTTATATCATTAAAGTAAGTACCTGTAGCGAAGTAACCAAACATAACCAAGTTCATCATTAAATCGTCGTGGTTGTTATCACTAGCCTCATATGAAACACCCTTAGCAATAAAGGTTGATATTTCCATGATAGTATTCTCATCATGTATTTCTAATTTACCTTCTTCTAATAAGTCTTTAATACCAGAACAACCAATTCGTTTAGTCTTTCTAGTTATTTCAATACCCATTTTGTTTTTGGTGACGGACTCAACATGCATGTTTTCATATTCTAAATCCTGATACAAACCATTACATACCAGTGAACCTTGATCATTTGCTTCTATAACAACATAAGCTTCGTTGTAGACTTTCGCATACTTATAGATAATATTAGGAAAGAGCAAAGGCGAGATAGTGTTACAGCGATACACAGCCACCTGCTGAAAAGGTTTCACGCTAATGTCGATTATAGTAAATGTAGAATAGTCCTGTCCTCTTCCTTTTGATACGTCTACCGTCATGACATATTCATGTTCGGCTACAGTCTCTTCGTATATGAGAAGATCGCCATTTTCTCGATATGACCTAGGTTGTTTGGCGCGTAATTGCATAAGTGTTTGGGCGTTAATTAAAGTATCGCCTGTACCAAAGAAAGTGTTTCCAAATTCTTGGTCGAATTGGAGTAGACTAGTGTTAGCAATAGTTTCTGCTTTCCATTTCTCGTCACGACCAGGCACGTCATACCAGTCAACTCTGAATGGAACGTATTCGTTTACTCCTTGATTCGCACCTTCCCAGATTTTGTGGAAAATATTCCCGATACCGTTTGCCGTAGACGTGATGATAACTTTTGTATCTTTACCGGCAGAGACAACAGGATAGGTGGAAGTGTAAAATTCAGATGCTCGCTCAACAAAAGCAAACTCATCGAGATAGAGCAAATTGACAGACATACCACGAATAGAAGACCCGCTGGTAGAAGCAGCAACAATCCTAGAATTATTAGAAAAATCGATACTGCCCTTATTGAGAGTCTTACAACCAGGCTGTAAAAAGAATGGAAGATTTTCAAGCATGAGAGTAATACGCCCGAGCATTTCTCTCGAAGTGGAACCTTTGTTTGCGAGAACTGCGATTGTTTTTTCGGGGTTGAAGATTGCGTACCAGAGAAGATAGGCGACAGACGAAATTGACTTGCCAGATTGTCGGCAAGCAAGTACAATATTAAAACGATTGTTGTTAAAGTGATTGAACATACTTTTTTGATAGGGGTAAAGATTGAAAGGAACAAGACCCCTGTCCAACGAAATAACTTTGACATAGGTCTCAGCAAAATACGCAGGATTTGACATACATTTCGCATACTCTACTACTTCATCCTTAGTCCATTCTTGAACTACACCGTCTTTTTTTACTAGGTGGTTATATTGATATGTATCATTCGACATTCGTATTGCTTGTGGCATCTGATTCAATCACCTTTTCATCATTCTTTAATAATCTTTGTAGATCAGTTGTGCTTCCAAGAAACACATTATTGTTTGTGATCAATTTCTGATCAGGTTTATCTTCTTTAATAATTTCTTTATGCTTCTTATTTAGATCCATTAATTTGTCGTTGACATCAGAAATGTTTTTGATTAATCCCGAGAGCACTTCAAATGCTCTCGGATGTTCTGACTCTCGTGCCACTTCGATCATTAGATCTAATGACTCCCGTCCCTTATCAATTAATTCATAATATGTGGCTCTAGAATAATCGTAGTCGTAATCAACTCTTTCTTCAGGAGTTTTCTTTATAGTTTCATTCATATGTTAATTACTCGTCAACGCAGCTAATGATATAGTATGAGGTCCAAACACCGTGTTACCTGTGCCTAATGTTCCTGAATACTCTTTAATTACTATTTGAATATCTCTTTCTAGATCGCCTCGTTCCGAGAAAAGACTGATCGTGAACTCTTCATTTAAACGATGCCATTGATCACCAAAATTAGTCCATACACCAGAACTACCAACTCCTGTAACTCCTAGTGCATTTTTATTAACAGGAGCTTGGTTCAAAACGTAAGAGTATGCTTGGACCTGATATGCACCACCAACTCCATTTACCTGAGATGATAACCAATCGGCTATATCTATAGGAGGAGTAATATCTACAGGATCATCACCACTAGATGGGCTTGCCGTCATGTTACCATTAGGGTATAACGTAAAACCAGCTGTTGCTTCGACGTTTCCAGTAGATACGATATAAGTAGGCGTTATGTTAACTGTGGTCGCAGGATGATTAATAGTAATTACAGTCGTAGGATCAACAGGCTCTCCATCAAGTGGTCTAGCCCCTGTAATATCTGGAGGCAATGTTTCATATAATTCAAAATTATAAGTTTTATCTCCAGTAAAGGCTGTTTGTGCATTCGTGATTAGATTTACTGATTTAGGTGACTCATTAACATTTATATCAATCCAAGGGACGTTAAATGATCTTGCGCCTTTAAGTGGGTCTATAACGTTTAAATTGTAAAGGGCGGTAGATAATGAAATATCCCTATCTAGAAAAATAGAAGTATATGGTTCGCCAGGGAACGGAGGATTATATCCTTGAACAGCAATTACGTTACCTATAAATGTAGCAGTACCACTCACATCAACCCAAACCTCTTCACCTATATTGATGACTTCTGGAATTCCAGGAGGCACATTGGTACCAAGAAGATAAAATAAATTAATTTGATTCGTACCGCTCGCAACTAATCCAGATGGAAACACCACAAAATCTTCTAAACGAACTTGAACATCTTGTGGTAAAGTAACATTGTTAGCTACAATTTCGAAATTTGAGATCGAGCCTTCGGGAACAGTGCCGCCTACACCACCTCCATCAAATCCCAAATAATTTAATTGATAACCTACTGCTGCATCATTTAACGTTATGGTTTTAGTTGCTATTTCTGTACTGCCCTGATTCTCTGTTACTGTTATATCAATATCTCTAGGACCATCAGGAGTTCCATCGTCACCCATTGCAGTGAATGTGACGTATGAAGTACCACCTCCCATAGCAGGATTAGTTATTTGTTCAGATGATGAAGTATATTTAGCTGCGCCTGCTCCTGATATTGTTACAGTAAAAGGTATATCGACAAGTTGATTACCGGTTGAGGTTACGCCTATGTATAAATTATCGTCTTCAGTAACTGTTAATGCCTCTATACTACCGGTCAATGCTGTATAGTTGCTGACAGTTGTAGTTGGTGTTGAAGAGTCTATGATCGTTACAGTATTAGATTGAGCAACAGGAGGATTGCCTATTGCAGCGGAACCTATTACCAAACTAAAAGTTTCATTACCCTCACGATTTTGATCAGGTACAATACTAACAACAATTTCACCATTGCCTGAACCATCAACAGTAAAATCTTGTTTATTGTTAATGTCACCGTAAGGAGTGGAAATATCGTTTGCAGTTATGTCACCCACAAACCAATATTTCCAAGTTCCAGGAGTAAATCCATTAGCAAGAACTGTGAAGGTTATATCTTCACCTTCTTGTTGAGATGTTGGGGAACCTACAATCGACGGAGGAGTGCCTGAAGTAACTTGAGACAGCTCGGCCACATCATTCGGAGATGAGGTATTGGTAGTAGCTAAATGAACTATAAAGGCTAATTGGGAGCTGGGTGGTGTTCCATTAAACTGTAAAGTAGTTGATCCAGAATTACCCGACATTGCTATAGGTCTTATACGACTTTTTACTGTTCCACCTGACACAAAAGTGCCTGGACTAACTGTTTGTGTATACGAAAGAGTAGTAACAGTTTTAGAAGTAACTACAAAAGATCCATCTTCTCCACCATTATAGGCAGAAGGTGTAACACCCTCGATAATAAGTCTATCGCCGACAATATACTCTGTCGAATCACAGGTTATTGTGGTTATGCCTGTTGACCAAGACCCCGCTGAAATTGTTTCAGTTGGAGTTATACGAGGAGCATCACCTGATGCAAAATCGTTTGGATTAATATCATTAAATTCCAGATAAAAGTAATATTCACCATCAGGTATATTTGTGCCACCGAAAGTGTATGTGATTGTTTCATTAGGAACCGCACCACCCGTCGTCGGATTAGCAATTATATTGTAAACTGAACTTTGATCCGTGAAATTAAAAGACGCACTAGTTCCGACTGCGGTGCCTAGTATAGTCGTGTCGGTAATTTCCATTGCACCGGTAACGGTGTCTTGAAAAATATCACTCGACGTTGTGGTTACTGTTATATTTGTCCCAGCGCCACCATTGTGAGAATATACTGATGAACCAGAGAATGCTGAGAGTCTAAAATCAGAAGATATATTTCCAGTAAATTGCCATGCCAGAGTATCCCCGTCTGCATAATCGCCTATTATAACGTTAGCCACTATTGAATTACCTTCAACAGTATTCGGCACTGTTACGCCCACAGAAACGGTTCTTTCTTGAAGAGTTATTGATTGAGATGCAATTTCGACATTATTAACGTTTATAATTTTAAAAATTGCAGTCTGATCACCTGTGTTGCCTGTGTTAATTAAAGAACTTACATTAAAAAAACCTGATGCTACTGTTGGTGAAGAAGACGTAACAGTAAACTCTTCGGCTGTTCCAACAGAATTTGGTATATTACCCTCGAAATCACTTGCAACAACAGTCGATAGTGTCTCATCTAAGTACCATCGTAATGTGTTTTCACCATCATACGGTAATTCTGCTTTATTACCTAGCAAAGTAAACGTCAACGAATCACCTTCAACAATCGTTGTACCCGGTGAAACGTTTAATTGCCAATTAGGAATTACATCGACAAGATCGCATGTCATTTCGGCTACAATTCTATCACTTCTATCTTTGATGTATATCTTAAATTGTTCGTTAGTGGGTGCAAGAGGATCTGTGCCTTTAGGATCTATTATCGTCTTTATAGAAAAAGAACCAGATCCGTTATTCATTTCTAGATATTGTGGTGAATTGGATAGTGGTAATCCAGTATCTCCATTAATAAAATTAACACCAAAGTCAGCATCTGATGTGTCAATATGTTCACCGTACCAATAAACAGCATCTTGATTCGTTCTCTGATTCAAACTATCTACAGTGAATAACCAATCAACACCTTCATTGTTAGATGCCGCCGCAGTAATAGTGTATGTTGTTCTAGTGTAAGCATCAATAGCATCATTTAATGTTACAATAGGCGTTGAAGCTTCGTCTACTATCAGAACTTCTCCACCCAAATACATACCAGCAGGATGAGCAAACAATTTAAAAACTTCTTTCCATTTTGAAATTGAAATACCAGTTCTAACCAACAATGCAAAAGTTTGATATAATTTATCATCGGTGAGATACTTTAATCCGAAAGGACCAATTTGGGAATCCACATCACCTATTTTAAAAATATTTTCTTTTGTGTACAAAACCTCAACATCTTCGCCATAGAACGAACGAAAAAACCACTCTATTGCAAATTTGGTGCCCTTAGATCGAAACAAAATATTAGAAAAATTGGCAGCGGCTCGAAGTTCACTATCATTTTTACCAAACCCCTGAAAATATTCTTCACCTAAAAGTAATTCATCTTCTATGTAAGAAAGCAAAGTGATATCAGTTTCATTAACATCGCGTGTAGCGAAGAGATGATTTAATAATTCGGTAGAAGATTCTTGATCTTGAAATTCGTAATAACGTTCAAGCAAAGAAATAAATTTAGGATAATAAGTTCCATAATGTTCAGGTAAAATATTCTTAACCTGCATATCCCTCAGATTAATATTTCTACGTTTTTTATCTACAAACCGATTGTGCATAATATTATACTATGTTAATTGTATTATTCATATTCGTATGATTCACGCACTGATAGTAAAGTGTGGCTGGCGCTGACATGGGAACACTAAAAAAGATAGATCCTAATGTAGTTCTTGCGTTGTTGGTGACGCCAGTGTTGTATGGTGTTCCAGCAAGACCCGAGGTGCTTTGAATTCTAAAAGGATGTCCTGTAATATTCATATCAAATCTATATGTTTCACCCCTTCTAAGATAAAGTATAGGATTATCAGTAGCTGATGGAAACCAAACACTATTCAAATCACTAAAAGTATAGGCAGAAGTGCCGTTGTTAGAAACATTGAAAGAGTATTGAATACCACTAGTCGTTATTGAAACATCGCTATCCACACCAAACGAAATCGATCCTGTGTTAGAGGTCACATTTATTTTGGAAGTATTAGGTCTTAAAATAAGATTGGTAGAAACATTTACACCATCATCACCAGAAGAAATACTTCCAAAGTGTAAATAGTGCACATTAGTTTCAGTAGTGGCTGATGTCACTCCAACCAATGTTGCTCTGTCAGCGCTGGCACTTGTCACATCAGTTAACCCTGAACCATCCCCACTAAATGCCGTAGCGTATACAGTTTTTATTCCGACATCGTTTGGATCATCTTGAATAAAAAAAGATGTTTCAGTACGCACACTATCCAAATCGTCCAAATTACGTTTGAATGTCAGATAATATTTGTTAGTATCTACACCTGTTATTTGTTTAGAATCTGTTTTTTTAGACCATTGTGAACCACCATACATGAATAGATCCGTTTCGGTCAGGCCGGATATTTCGTTGGTAACAGGATTATATAATAAACTAGGATCTGTATTAGTACTATCATCACCAGTCGCTAGTTCTCTAAACATAATAGAGTGTAACGCATCTACTGTTGTAGTATTAGCATCAGGAGTTCCTGATGCTTCAACATTTTCTAATAAAGATCCGTCGCCTCTAAAGAAAACATCTGTGGCAGCACCACCAAAAATACCACTGCTAGGATTATACGTTAGTTGCGGATCTACATTAACACTATCAATTCCTACTTGGCCAACAAATGTTGGATAATAATCGGCGTCAGTTTCTTCTGCATCTTTGGTATTAATACGCAAAGCATCCAGTGCTGTGAAGGCAAATGTTGAAGCAATAGCATAGTCTGATGTCTGAGAGTGATAAGCACTATCAACATTTACTAGTAAAGAACCATCACCACTAAAGAATGGGGCGCTCAGTATTCCTGTGTCTACAGCATAAGTAAAACCCGGGTCGGTGTTAGTGCTATCAAAACCATTTTCTAAAGAACGAAAAGGAACAAAGGTATTAGTAAGTGTAATTCCTGCGGCAGTTCTATCCGCAGCAGACTTAGCATCTATTTTTTTAACTGCGTTAGAGGTTGTTTCCTCTAAAAATATATTTAATTCTTCTTCAGTGATTAGAGTGCTAAGATCGTTGATAGTGGTAGTTCCGTCACTAAGACCTTCACCAAACTCAATATTTCCAGTCACATATAAATCACCAGTAACTTTAGATCCATCTCCATCTGCGACAGCACCACCACCACCACCAGCTGACATATCGTCGATGTTTTGATTTGCTAGATTTCTAACGTCTTGAAGAGTTGCCCTATGTGTTGTTTTAGACTCGCCTACAACATCATTTACGATGATTTCATCCAGTAAATCTGGTGTAATCGTGGTTAGTTGTGATATTTTAACGTCTGCCATGGTTCTCTAATCTCGGTGTTTATTCTGTTATTTATAAGGATTATACAACATTAATATTAACTGTACCTACTTCCGAAGTGCCTACTGTTGGTGTTACACGATAAACAAACGAATCTGTTCCGACATATCCGATTGTAGGAGTATATCTCAACACACCTGTAGATGTGTTTATTACCTGAACTGTACCGTTTAAAGGGTCGCCACCAGCGGCCAGAGAGAACACCAGAGTAGTATCCAACCAAGTGTCGTTTATACCTACCTGAATATCTATAAAACTATCTTGATCACATACTGCGGTGTCATTTATGGCGTCAGTAACCGCAGCTACATTAACAGCGACAGGATATGATTTGGTTCCAAAATCACCAAGAACACTAATGTTGAATGAGTCTAAACCACTATAGTCTATATCAGGGGTGTATGAATACGTACCAACCGCTTTAATTATACCGTTGTCAGTTGTCAACGTTTCGGTTAAAGAAGCACTTGCTGTTCCATGCAAAGGATCTGAGACAGATAATGATGTTGGTATACTAGTAAGATTTCTAATCTCAAAATCTGTGACAGTGAAGGCTATATCTTCAATCGGTTCAATGGACAAAGGTGATGCTACGAAAGCACTGTCTGCACAAACTTTAGAGAAAAGTTCTTCGTCTGGTAATGCATTTAAATTCAAGAACTCTACACACGCTTCTTCAATAATAGCACTGTTAGTTGCGATGTCTTTGTAGAGATTGATCTTCATATCAAAATCTAATGTATAAATGATTGTTCTGCGAGATTCAATTGCGGCTTCATAATCATCGCTAAAGGTAATGCCGGTCATTGTAATAGGCGTGTCTTCTTTAACATCAAAATCTCTGAGAGGTTTTACTGTTACGGTGTAGTGTGGAGTGAAGTATGGTAGAATCTGTTCTACAATTTGTAAAGCATCGTCTTGTGTTTTAGCATAGGCGTTTAATTGGAATGATACTGTGTATGG